CCGACGCCGCCGGATTTGGCGACATCTTCGACCATCGACGGCTCTGAAACCGCTTTCAATAGATCGGCGTCAGACATCTTGGAGTAGTCTTGCGCTTTCGGTTGCACCAGCGCCAGCAACTCATCATCGGACATCTTGCCGTAGTCTGCCATTACTTGATCAACCCGCGGCGGCGGGCCTCCTCAAGCGCACCGGGATCGACGCCCTTCGGCGCGGCCTTGGTGACCTTGTTCGCCTTCTCGAAAGCGCGATAGTTCTCCATCGGGTCCGGCAGTTCGCGGAGCATCTTTTCCGCCTGCGGCCGGGTGATCTCCCCGTTGAGCGCCTTGGATCCGATTTCGGATGCGCGGATCTTGTTTTCCTGCAGGCCCTTCATGGTGGCGCCGACGATCGCATTGCCTTCCGGGGTGTTGCCGAGCGCCGGGATCGATTTAAGGAAGTTCTTCAACTCGAAATCGGACTGGGCGCCGGAGCCGGGAACGCGCAGCGACGGCGCCACCCGGTTGGTGATGGCTTCGAACGCCTGAATGTCGCTCAAGCCCTTGATCGGGACGCCGATCGATTCCGCCCATGGGCCGATCTTGGCCGTGATCTCAGCGCCCTTGCCCGTGCCGATGCTCTTTCCGAGTTCGGTCAGGGTTTCGATATCCGATACCATCTGCCGGGCTTTTTGCCCCTCACCGGCCAGTTCGTCAAAGCGCTTGGCCTGGGACTTGCCGGCCTCGGTCGCAAAGCTGTTCTCGCCCTTGTCAACGTTGGTGGTGACGTTGGTCGCGCCGGCCTTCTTCAGTCCCACCTTGAAGTCGAAGAACGAGCCGCCAAAACCCTGCTTCTTGGCAAGGTTGTATTCCTTGATTTCGTCGGTCGGATTGTCGCCCGCTAGTTGGCTGGTGATCATGGTTTGCGCCATGTTCTGACCCATTTTCCGCATCTGCGGATTATCGCTCTGCAACATCTGGACCAGCCGCGCCTTGGCGTCCGTCATCTGCGGCTCGGTCGGCGCCGGGACGGCAGGGGGAGCAGGAGGCGAAGGCGGCATGGCGGGAGCCGCTGGCTGCGGGGGAAGTGCCACGGGACCGTTGGCCGCAATCTTCGGGTTGGCCGGCTTCTCGTAGAGCCCGGCAGCCTCAGCCTCGGCATCGCCCCACACCTTCGCAGAAGGCATCACAGGGCCGCCAGGACGGGCGCCAGAGAGCGCGGCGGGAACGGCGCCAGCGCTGGGGGTCACGGACGAAACCGGCGGCATGGGCTGCGCTGTGGGCTGCTGGGGCGTGGGCTGGGCGGCAGGAGCACCACTAGGAACGCCACCCTGGAGCGCGGCGATCAGAGCGGCGGTGTTTCCCGCCTCGGTCTCCTTATCCCGCTCGTCCGCCTGCTTCATCATATAGCCGCCAATGGCCCCCTGACCCAGCTTGGCGAGCCCTTGTGCCCAATGAAGGACGGGCGCGTTAGCGTCCGATGCATCCTTCATTAGCTGGTAGGCCATCCGGCGGCGGTAATCTTCCTTTACGGGGATTGTTTCAATGAGGGCCATTTACTTCTTCCCAAAGCTTCCGCCGGTCCAGCCACCAAGGGCCGCACCGCCGAGGCTGAACAGTCCGCTCATCAGCGCCTGGTTTTGGGCGTTCTTCTGCTTCCATGGGATCAGGGAATTCTCGTAGCCCTGCTGGGTGATGCCGGCCACGTCGGTATTCGCCACCGAGGTCTGCGGCGTGTTGCCGAACGTCGGCTGGTTGACCTGACCTCCCGACATCAGCGCGGTGATTTCATTGATCGGCTGGTTGCGCTCCGCGGTTAGTTCGGAGGCGGCCTGCGCACGGCCCCCGAGCAGAAGCTGGTTGTAAGCGTCATTATCGCCTTGGGTATTCTCCGTCATCGCCCGGGTGTAGGCTTCCGTTCCCGGCATTACGCCCTGATTGTAGAGGCGGCTTTCCAGCCCTGCCCGGCGCTGCTCGATCATGGGATCAAGGCGCTTCCGGCCCAACTCCATCAACCGGCCCTCGGTCGCGGCGTTGTCGATCTTGAACGGCGTATCGAGCAGCCCGGTCAGCTTCTTGGTCTGGTTGATGCCGAGCTGGTTGGTGAGGCTGTCGAATTCCCACTGCTGCTTCTGCTTCGCCTGTTCCTCGGGGGAAAACGTGGTTTCCATCGAAAACTTGGGCGTACCGTCAGCCCACGTCCCGCTCTGGGCGTATTTCTGTGACCCATAGGGGTTGGTCTGATCGACCATGTTCAACTGCTGCTGAGTGGTCGAGGTTTTCACATTGGAGGCGGCCTGGGCCTGCGCCGTCTTTACGGGATCTGGCGCAGCCGGTGCTTGCGGTGTGTTCATAGCCAGCGACAATCCTCTTTCAACATCCGAAACACCACGGCATCATCATCCGGGAAAAACTGCTTCGCGATGCACTCATATTTGAATCCGTAGCGGGGTGCGAGTTTGAGAATGTGCTTGTTGCGCTTCCTCGTTCGCACCGTGACGCGACGGCAGTCATTCTTGACAAAGACGTAATGGGCGACATAGCGAATGATTTGACGGGTGATGCCGCCCGGCTCCGCGACGATGGTCATTTCCATGTTGGAATGGTTGAATTCGTTGAATACGAAGGCCGCCAAAGGCTTCTTCTCGTCGGTAAGAAACCCAATCGCCTGAAACGGCGGGCAGATGGTGACGCCAAGCCGGGAGCCGACATAAGCCCCGATCTCCGCGCCATCGACCACGATCAAAAGAACCCCCCGCCCTCAAACGTGACGTTGAACCCGTTCAGCCGCATCACGACATCGCCGGAGATCGTGGTTGACCACAGATCATCCCAATCGTCCCCCCAGACCGTGACCCCGGTAGCGTCTCCGGTTCGCGCCCTGAAATGAATGGAAGCGCACTGGCCCACCCCGGAAATGCTGGTCCAATCGGCGACCGTTCGTCCCTCGACCGCGTAGACGTCGGTATCGTAGATCGCCGTATCATAAAGCGCGGAAATCGTAGCCGATGCGGATGGCGTCCCCAGTGAAGCGTTGTCCTTGAAGTCCGTCGAGATGCCGACCGCCGGTCGCGAGTCCGAATCCGTGGTAATCAGCGGCTGCAAAAGCTTCCACTGCTTCAAAATGCCGTGCATGTCATAGTAGTTGTAGGCGCCCTGCCCGACTGCATCGATCGGCGTAAGAACGTCGATCCCGGTCTGGTCGGCCTGATGCACGACGCCGGAATTGCCTCCGAAATAGAGATCGTCCTTGAACACAGCCCATGTATTGGCGTTCATGCCGGTGAACTTGCACCAGGCTCCGGTGATGGTGTTCATCACGTATTGATGCTGCAATTGCCCTTCCTGAATTGGAACATTCAGGATGGCCATCGTGCCCTTGGCGTAGGGCATCATTTCCCAGCCGAAATTATCCTTGTAGGAGCGCGCCGCCTCGTTCATGGCGCTGTTGATGTTGAGCGTGATCGTTACCTGGGCCTGCGCCGACCTTTCCAGCACAAGTCCCTTGGAGAGCGGCAGAACGCCATCCAGGTTGACCAGCATCAGTTCCGCACCCACCTTGGTAAAGCAGCGGTAGCCGATCGGGGGGCCGACGTCATAGACGCCAATCAATTCCCATGTGCTGGCCGATGCAGGGTCCGTTCCGGAATAGACCGCCGCCTGACCGCGGGAGGAAACAAACACGGCGAGATCGTCAGGCCCGGCGCCGCCATCCCGCGTCCAGGTCGCCATCGCCACGAGGAAGCCGCCCTGCGTGAACAGGCCGCCCAGCTCGAATGTCGTTGCCGCGCCGGCAATGGACCCCGTTGCCAGATAGGCCGCCTTGGTCGAATCCTTCAGGACAAACCACAGCCGGTTCTTGTGTCCATTGACGTTGACGATATCGGACGCCGTGATGCCTGTGATGGTAGGTTCGGCCCACACCGAACCGTTATAGTGCACTGGTGCGTCGATGCCGTTGCAGGCCCACAGGAACTTGCCGGCGCTGGTCGTGAAGTTGACGTACTGCCAGCGATTGTTTGCAAGCCCGGTTTCGGTGGTGATAACTCCACTTCCGGACGCGCTGACGTCGTAAATACTGCCGCCGGTAACCGCGAACATTTTGGAAGAAATGACGGTCAGGCCGTTGTAGACCATCAGCGTATCGACAACCCCGGACCCCATGCCGCTGCCGTGAGGCTGGTGCCCCCTTCGGACCCTGACGTCCGTTGTCGAGGGAAACCAGTTTTCGAGCGTGATGGCGCGGTCTTCCTTCATATCGGCCAAAGCCGATACGGCATCCCATCCTCCTACCGGCGCCGGAATGCTCTTTCCCTTTGCGACTTGCCGCTTGCCTGGATTGGGCCGTGCGGGCTGGCGAAGCATCAGAATACCAGCGTCTCAGGGACTTGCGGCGCGCGCGGAATACGATCTCGCTCGCAATTGGATGTGTCGATCGTAACCCTGGCGCCGTCCTTGAAGATGGCCTTGTTGACCGCGATTTCGTAGTCGTTCATGGCCTCGGCATAATCGAGGCTCTTGGATGCCTTAAACCGCCAGACCACGCCCTGCGTCATCAGTTCTTCGTTCAGGATCCCGGTGTCGGTATCCGCCGCCCATGACGATTGACCGGCCAATGCGATGGACTGGCACCAGTTCGTTGACATGTATTCGTAGGCGATGGTTTCGGCCGAGGTCGGCGTGGGCGAGATATAAAACAGGTTGCCCCTGATCCGGAATGCCGGATTGACCATCGTCACGAGGCTGGCCTGTGTCTCCTGCCATTGCGAGGGGGACAGATCGCCAACCATCCGGCGCCGCCGCGTCCGGTTGAACACGGTATCCTTGATGAGTTGATCGAACCCGGACGGCAGCGCATAGGAGGCCGTGCCGTTGACCGTGGGGAAGGTATATTCGGTCTGCAGCGCCTGCCATGTGTGCCGGTCGTAGAGCGCCTTGCCTTCAGCCTGGGCCAGCCCGAGCAACGTCACCGCGATCGGGTCCGATGACGTGACAACAGAGCTGGGGCGCGTCAGGCCAAGTCGATCTGCCGCGGCCTGGATGATGGTGAGGAGCGACATTTACGCGGCGGCCTCTTCAGGCTTGGGATTAGGCGGTCGGCCGCGGCGCTTGGGCTCTTCGGACTGGCCGGCGACCATCTCGGCCAATTGATCGACCCGCGCGGTCAGCGCCGCGATCGTGTCGTCCTTGGCCTTCATCTCGGCATCGAAGCGGTTGACGTCCTTATGGTCGAGGAACTTCTTCGCCGCCTCGATGATCGAACGAAGGTTCGGGATCGGAATCCGGTTGATATGCGTGTCGGTGAGCAGCGCACAGTCCTCAACCGAGCGAACGCCGTTGACGCGGAGGATTTCCGCCTGTTGCGGCGTCAGGTGGTTCCATGCCGCCAGGGGCGTCCCGGTTTCGGGCAAGTCCTGGTTGGATTTCCATGCCTCGTAGCGGGGCTTGATGAACTCCCACATTGCCCGTGCGGCATGCACGGCTGGATTGGCGCCGGCCACCGCCTGAACGCTGCGGAGAATGTCAATGCGCTCGTTGACCTGGGTGCGGCCGGCCTGACCGATCGGGCCGTACTCGACCATATCACGAGCACGCGGCTCCTTGGTGACCGGATGCTCGTCATACACCGTGTAAAAGCGATAGATGATAATCGGGAGCTTTTCCATTTGTCCTCTATGTGGTTGGAAGCCTGATGAACCATGTCAGGTTGTCGCCAAGTTCGGTCTCAAGCCCGAGTTCATCGACTGCGCGCTTGACGCCGAATTTCTCAAAATCTGGGTTGTCGTAGTCATGCCCTGACAGGAGCCCGCCGGGCTTTAGTTTTGGTGTCCACGCCGCGATGTCTGCCACACAACCAGAATAAGAATGATCAGCATCAATAAAGACAAAATCCAGCGAACCATCCGGAATATCCCTGGCAGCATCCACCGACCGCTTGCGAATGATCGCTCGCCGCGCCTTGGCGAACTCGGTTCGCTCAGCCGCCAGGCGGTAGTAATCCTCCTGGGCCGTCAAGGGCAGGCCAGCATGAAAGTCGCCGCTGTCTCCGGTATAGGCCGCTCCGTCGCCTTCCCAGCTATCGACCATGGTTAGATGAAGGTCAGGGTTCATGCGCAGCAACGCGCGGGACATATCGCCCGCGAACACGCCGACCTCGACGCCCTTTGGCTTGTATGCACCGTTGACGCGGCTCAGCACCGCATTAGCGCGCTGCTCGGCAGGGCTCGGCGGCATGTTGTCAACCATGTCCGCCGCCACTGTCGGCAGCAGCCCGGAGCCCGCCACCGTGATAATGCAGCCATCCGAAACGAGGCCCGGCACCAGATCCTGAAACTCGTTGACCTGTTGCGCCATCCAGCTCGTGGTCTTGAAATGCGTGTCGCGATACAGCGCGTCAATCACCCGGTCGCCATCGTTGAGCATTTGCCCATAAGCGTGATGCGAATCCTCGCGGTACGAACTATCGAAGCCGTACAGATGAATTTTGCGGTATCCGGCTGCGAACATCAGCACAATGGCATTCATCCCGACCGTCGATCCGCCACCGATCAGGTGAACCGGCCGGTCCCGTTCGCTCTTAAGGACTTCAACCATCCCTTCGGTGTTGACGTGCCAGAGGATGGTCTTCAGGCTTGCGTCAAAGAGGATCGGATGACATTGCGACGCGAGATAGGCTGTTATCCCGGTCAGGAATCCCACGTTCTCCGGCCTGGCATCGGCAATGACAACCGCGTCAGGAACGATGCCGTTCTCTTGCAGAAACCTGGCCGACCCATTCAAGGCAACGACCTTCTGGCCGTTGTCCTTGCGCCACTTCAGTTCGCCCAGACAGTCTTTCAGCGACGGCCCGCCGCCGACGATGCAGACATGCCCATCATGCT